AGACAAGTTTACCTTTCTCGTTTACTCTAGGATATAACATATTACCTTCTTTTTTGCCCTTTATTTATTATAATATAATTTTATTATTTTCCCATCAGGTTTTTCCCACTCAGAATACATCTCCCCAAAACCCCCACCTGCAAAGAACAAGCCTAAGTATCTGTAACCTCTTCGGTTGTACAATCTCACTCTTTTTTGCCAAAGTGCCATCATCTATTTTTCTTTACCTCCTCAAGTTTTATACCTGCTAAATTCCTTTCTCTCGGAATCCAATGGATTTCTCCATTAACTTCTTTTAGTAACAACCGTACACGGTCTCGGTAAGGTCTAAGCCTACTGTGACATTTCCATGAGCCTTCTACCTGTTTAGTCATAAGCTGCGAGTCTGTTAATAGGGTAAGCCCCCTTAGCTTTCTGCTCTTAGCCATTGTTAAGGCTGTAATAGCAGCTTTGTACTCGCCAACATTGACGGTCACAGGCTCCTCATAGGGCAAGACAACTGGTTCTTCTGCCTCGAAAACGTAACAAGCTTCTTTAAGAGAAGTATCACAATACAGAATCATTTATTATATCCATTCGTAGACATGGAATGTTCCCCAGCTACAAGGCTTGTCTTCCGTTACAACTTTGTACTTGTCTCCTGCCACAGTACTCTTTGTTGTTTTCATTCCTATATTGCCTACAAGAGCCTTACCATACCAAATATCTAGGAAAAAAGAACCGCTTGCAGCAAACTTGAAAGTACACTCTTTTGTTATATCCACCCATTCTTCTTTCTTAGGGGCAAGCTCCATCTCAGGAGCGTGGGCAGACCAAGTAATCTTCCCCTTACAAAACGTGGGGAACCTAACCTCCATTTTATCTCCTTCGATACACTCCACTACACCAACATCATCAAGTTCCAACTCGTCCCATGAATACTTAGGATTATGCACATCTGCTTTTACCCTAACCTTGTCACCAATCGAGAAAGAACTAGGAGACTCTGATTCCTTTACAACTCCTTCAACGTAAACTGCTTCCACACGTAGCTCCTCGCCTATTTCACTAATAGCTCCTAAAGGTCTTACTTGTAAGACAACAGAGGGTTTCTTCACTGAATACATAGAATCCCCCTTTGCATGGTTTTTTGCCTGTTGTAATGCCAAAGAGTCATAGCAGTAAATACCTTGGGAACCTTTAAGAGAGTCAGTAACCATACCAATTCTGTATTGTAGCGGAGTTCCTATTGGATTAGCCCATGATATAGAAAGTGACTGCCCTATAAAACAAGAGGAGTAAGTACCATCTCCATTATCGTGAGCTACTTTATAAAGTAGAGGGGCATTGGCTATCTCTCTAAATTCTGCTGCTGCTGTTAATCTTGGCTCGTATATTTTCACTTTCTTTCTCATTATTTTGTCCCCATTAAGTTCCGTGCCAGTATATTCTAGCTCTCCTTCATCTACTAGGCTTTGGCAACATTCGTCCCAATCGTCTGAGAAATGCTCTCCATGCCAACGGTGTATGCAGCCATCTACTGTAATGTCCTTTCCTTCACCCGCTAGTTCTAATATTTTTCTTGTTATTTCCTTAGTCTCTTTTGGCCTTATCATCTTATTAACCTCCTACATATATTATACCGACACTTACCCCCCTGTTGTCAAGTTTTCATTTCCACCTCCTCAAACTCCTGCTCTAGCTCGGTCATGCCTGAGTCTCTGCTATGAGTGCCCCAATCTCCTTTGCTTACATAGGGCAAGTCCCCCATAGGAACCCATGCTGGTAGCTTATGTTTTAGTGGTGTGTATAACACAGTTCTCTCCACCACCAAGTAAGCGTTAATATTACACTTGTTAGCTACTTTGTCTCGACTTTTACGGGCAGCCTCAAAGTCAGCACAGCCTACATCACGGCAGCGATAAGCTAGACCGTTGATAGTTCTAATAGTTACGCTTTCCTCAATCGGTATCATTGGAAGCCTCCTCTATGGCGTGCTGTATGGCTTGCTTTATAGTTTGGATTGCTCCATCAAACCCTATGTGAGTACCAGCATTCTCCGTGTGGAGATATTCTCCCTCATCATTAATTACTCTGTATGTCAATGGGAAAGGATTCTCTATTCCCTCCAGCATTTCTACTAACTGTCTCAAGGTGTCAGGAACAGTATAAGATAACATGTTCCCAGCTTCTTCTCTGCATATATTAGCTACCATAGGGTCAGCAACGCTCCAACCATGTCTATAAGGATAATGTGGTTCACGTTCAGTTTCCCATATCTTCTTTGCTACTCTCTCAATAAGCTCATTACTCAACACCTTAAACTTGATTGGTTCTTGTTTATTCATAATTCAACATCTCACAGAGAGCATCAAATACAGCTACCCCAGGGTCTTCGGATGAACCGTGTGCGTCTTCGAGGTCTACAAATCCATCCTCATCCATTGAGCTGTATTGTAGGTGGCAGTTATATATTTCTTCATCGCATGGCTCTAACGCTATCCACATTATATAGGGGTATTTCCCTCGTACTCGGAACGCAGGCACAGCATACTTGCATATAAGGTTGTTGAGGTCTACTTGGGGAAGGGTTTTTCTATGCCTACCGTTTGGATATTCCCATCCAGCATATATTTTAACTTCACCATTCCTAAGTTCGTTTATAAATCTACCTCGAAACCCCAACTGTTCCCAAAGCCATTTAATCTTTTCTTCGGTTATCTTTTGTACGTGTTCATCCCGTTCCATTTCTTTACCTCCATTCTTTCTTTTTTCTTTTTCCTTGGAATTCTTTTATATTTAGGGCAGGACACGACTTCAAACCATTGCTTACAATCGTGAATACAAGTTTTACACAATTTGTCTATTTTCATTACTAACCTCCTACAACTGACAAGCTACCTCTATTCCAAGGGGAGAACGACCAGTGAAGTATTCAAAACAAGAATGACAGACACAGCTAGCCTCTTTACTAGGAAGAACATACAAAATAGGACTCGGTAGTAGGCAATAGTCACATTCTTCTTCGGTATATTTAGGATTACCTGCCCTGTTTTTGTGCTGGCTGTACCTCCTGTACGCAACAACCTCTGCATCGTAGTCCCCTCCATAGTCACCGCCATAGGCTCTAAACCCCTTGTATCCCTCGTTGCTAAACCATAGCCCTTTATCGGATATAAAATCACCAATAAACTCTATACCTTCATTAGATAGTAAAGCAAACTTGCTTATAGTATATTCTTCTATTAGTTTTTTGACTGGTGGGCAGTGGACAGCAGCACCCATATCAACAAGGTAGTCTTTGATAAACTCTTGGGCATCATTTATATCTTTTTGGATGGGGACTTTTTGGTTAGTACCTTGTTGGTTGGGGGCACGAAGTTTAGTAGCATATTCGTAGATAACCCCATTGTGTGCTAAGGCACAATCAGTTACTACATCCAGACTATCTAATTCTCCTTGGTCTTTTGTAATCGGGAACGGATGGCAAAAACGGGGCACAACTCCTCCTGTGACCGCTGCCCGAAACTGAATAATCATCTCAGTCTCTTTAACTAGTACATTACCCAGCAAGTGTCTCATATTGTCTAGCACAGAAAACATATCTTTGTGGTTCATTGCCCCCTTGAGTATTCTAACCTTGCCTTCATACTGAAAGGCTATACCGAATCCATCTGGATAATCATTGAACCACTGCTTTAGTTTTTTGTTCTTGGGCAATCTAATTCCTTTTGGTTTAGCTATTATCAGACACATGGGCAGACCTCCCTATAGACTCTGAAAATAACATTACTGGTGACTCATCATCAATAGCTTCTTTTATTTCTGTTCTAGGATGGGCTTGGCAATACGTAACGTAACGGGGCAGGTAACGGTAACGTTTCTTGCTAACTAATTTTAATAATTCTTCCCAGGTAGTTTTTTGTAATTGCTTAGTGCTGCAATTTTTGGCTGTTCTAATTAAGAAGTTTACAAGCTCCAAGCTAGCTATAAGAGTGCTATATTTTAGTGTGCTTCTAAAGATACGAATCTCGATTGTGTCTCTGTTTGTGAGGTTCACAGCGTAAAGCCTATCATAGTTCTCCTCTAGTTCTTTTATTTTGTTTTTAGCGGGCATATTGTAAAGCGTGCGATTATATTTTTTTGCACTGCGTCTGAGTAAATACTCAGAGGTTCTACCGAGTCTAGCTAACTCATCTCTAAACTTCTCAAACAAATAGATAAGACGTAATTGATACAGTTCAGAGTGCTTTCCACTAAAGAATCTACGGTTAAAATGTACGTGTAGGGCAGCTGTCTTTGTTTTTGCTCCATGCCCGTTGTTATCAAGCACAATTTGTAACATCTTGCCCCAAGGAAACTTATCTTTGTGGTAGGCTAATGTGCAGGGGTGGCTGACAATCTCAAATCCATTATTAAGACTACCATCTTCCTCTAGCCAAAACAAGCTCTCCTCATCAGAAATATCCACTAAGGCTTTAGCAGCCTTTGCAGTCCACATAGTAGAAGGATAATTGTCGGTTTCTAGCTCGACTCCTAAATATAGTCTTTTCCTATTAGTCCCCTCTGGATGGAAGTACAAAGTGTCTCTTGGTGAACCTTCATGGTAAGGATGTATAATGCTATCTTCTTCTTCTCCGTTTTCTTCCTGGCAATCTCGGCAGCAACCGCTGCCGTCTAGGTCACCTTCGTGAGTGTTTATTCCACAAAGGCGACAAGCATGATAGTTTTCAGCACAATTATCACACAGGCAGGAACCACAACTATTAACATGGTCAGCATGGTCACTACTATTGACTCTATCAAAACTCTGTCTACAGTCTTGACACGTTCTAACTCTAGCACGTTGACATTGCAGACACCAATATTCGTCTATACCGTCTACCTTTATTGTCTCTACTCCAAAAAAAAGAACCCTTCCACAACATACACATCTTTCTTTTACAACTGGCATTTTTTTACCCTCCTCGTTTATTCAGTCCCAACTGTGGGGTTTCAACCCCCTCCTCTGTATCTTAATATATACAGAGGGAGAGGTGTAGAAATTCCCACAAAGCTAGTTCGATGATTTTTGAGCCTAGATTAGTTCTACACCCCCCTCCTGCCCATTTTACCTCCTTAATATCCTTTCAGTACTCGATTACAGTTCGGGCAGCGTATTGGGTAGGCTATCGCAAATCTACCAGGTGATATTTTCCTGAGAGTTACGTGCCCACAGATACACATTCGCCAATATAACATTACTTACCTCCTTTTGCTTTGGCTAAAGCCTTCTTCATTCTTAGAACATCGGCACTTGAGGGAACCGTTCTTGTTACTACTCGCTCACCCTCGACCTCTTGTGCAGCACACACGCCTTTTAGTGCCTCATACATCTCAGGTGCAGCAGTGTGCTTGGGGCAATACGAGATTTCATAAGTGCCCATATTGTCCGTGAGTATTTCACACCCACAATCATATGCTTTCTCGCTCCAATTCATATAGTTCATCTCTTATCTCCTCTCTGTCTATTTCCTATCACTATCTAGTCTACCACGAAGCTAATAAGTTTGTCAAGTTGAGCCTGTATGAGTTCAATGCCCTCGGAGTTTAGATTTAACTTCCATAACCTTCAGGCCAATCAGATGCTAGTAGATTCCTCCCCTTCTTTGTTTTGGGACATATCATTCTCCATACATCTGCCCCATTACTCATACTGCCCATTCTCGTTAGATAGTGGCTCTTTCCACACTCAGGACATTTTCTTTTAGGGGGGTATTTGTGGTAATGTAACCATCCTGCTGACATTCTGTCTACCTCCAAGTTTATTTATTCTTGAGTTCTTTCTGTGTTAGTTCGACCTTTAGTTTTCCCTTGCCCTTTAGTTTTCGGTAATAGTCCGATGTGAATTTGATAGTTTCCTCAGTTGCGTTCATGTTTACCTCCAAGTTTAATTATTTTAGTCTTCTACATACTCAAAAGTAGAAGATAAGCTAGTTCTAGTTTTTAGATGTCGTTTTGCATTGGCTAGAGTAAGTTTATCGGTTCGACTTAAAGCTACGTGGAACCAGTGGTTAGCTTGCCAGGAACCTACCCTGACAAATTGCCCTTTGCTGTCTGTTCTTGGACTACCCTCAATTCCCCAATAGAATACTTGTTTTGTTCCTCCATCCCAATAATCATCAACGGGTCGTTTTAAGGTTTGTTTGAGTTTCATAGTTTTACCTCCAAGTTTATTTTAGGCTAATCCAAATCGCCTCATTATTTTAACTTTAGGCCAATCCCTCATACGCCTGGCATGGCTAGAGTTAGCTCCGAGTTCAAGGGCAGGCTCATATTTAACCTTGCGAGCTTCGTTGGTTTGGGCAAAGTTTACCCTGCTACTAAGCCAGCTCGATGGTTCGTTGGGCATAGTACACCTAACCTTTTTATTATTTAACTTTATTGTGCTTAGAAACTTCTAGGGGTACTCCAGGACTGTGACTACTTTGTAGCTTTGAAGGCTCCTGCTAGGGCTATGGAATCAATATACAGCTTCGAGTAGGGTTGAACTATTGCGTTCTTAGTGGCTGGCTGAAAGTGTAGCAGGACTGGTTTACCATCTTTACGAGTGCCTGCTTCGTTAGTTTGAGTAAGAGTAAACTTCTTCGCCTGCCCGTCTACTGTGAATTTGACTTCGGCTTCTATTTTCATTTTTGGTACTCCTTAATCTTATTTTTGTTTCTCTAATGGAGTACCCCTAGAAGGCTCTAAACTCTATTCTGTTGTTAAGGTGCTGTGTCCCTGTGGCTCACTCCTGAACCCACACCTATCATATCATGTCTAGAATAGCCCTGTCAACCCCCTAAATCGTGCCTGTAGGCGTGAACGAGTTTTATCAAACTACACGGAATCGTGTGAAAACAGGCGTAAATGTCTGTAATAACTACTCGTTACCGTGTAAATTGTTGTGGATGGTGGTACAGAATGATAAACGAAGCTAGTTGAGCTTGACAGTGTAAGGGTAAGTGTCGGTATAATGATAGTAGGAGCGTATTGTAATGGAAGAGCAATCCAAACTCGAAAAGAACGCCACGCCTATCAGAGACAAACATGGTAGATTCTTAAAGGGTACACCACCCAATAACCCACATGGAGGCCGCCCTCTGGGAAGTGTCAGCCTGGTAACAATGCTTCGAGAACACCTCCAGGCCTGCCCCGAGGATGCAACGGCTATCGTCCAGGCATTGATAAGAATGGGCAAGGGCAGGGAGCTATACGCAATCAAAGAGATAATGGATAGAGTGGATGGGAAGGTCGCAGATACTCATAAGATAGAGAGTGATGCACCTGTATACCTAGTGTTTAAGCCTGCTAAAGAGTTGCTTAGTATAGAGTGAGGCTACACGGTTGCGTGTAAGGAAGTGACACGGCGTTTGGGTTGGTCGAAGGGGAAATCCTTAGCCTATATAAAATTTTAAGTTTTAATGCTTTTTATGTAAAGTCAGAATTGAAATGAGAAGATTAGTTGGAAATTGTGAATGTTATTCTCCTAGCAAGGTAGGCACGTTGTGTCCTTGGCGTTCAGATGAGACAAAGATAAATAAGAAATGTGAAAGCTACAGAGAGGATTGTGGGAATTATCAGGGGACACAACACCCAGGGTACTCCAATACAGGTGGTTGCTACACTCAAGATGAGTGGGAACATAAATGCGGTGGATGCTGAAAGGAAGTATAAGTAGTGTGTTATAACGAAGGAGAACAGCTACGAGTTTTTAGAGATAGTTGTGGCTGAATAAGCTGCTACGCAGGGCTAAGGCGGCTTCTGGGGTTACGATGAGTAGCCTGCCCAACGGCAAGTGTTGAGGGCAAACAGGGGTGCTGTGTTCCCATAAAAAGTAGATGACTTTAACAAGTATGACTACTGCGGAGGGAACAAGACTTGGGCAAGAAGACATGGGTAGTAGGGGAGAAGTCCCCGAATCCTAATGCGGTTTGCCCCAACTATCTTTCATAGTTACAGGAGGTATTCTTTATGTTTACCCCTGAAATGGATTGGTGATTCGCAAGAATCGGGCAGAAAATTGACTCATAAAAAAGAGTTGGTGGGGACTCAGAAGTCAAAAAAGGAAGGTGAACAATGGCAATAGGGCACACAGTATCTGACAATTACGTATCAGTTAATTGGGGGGAAACAACAGACAATTACGTACCAGTTGATTGGGTAGATGGGGCTGCAAATTCAGCTTCGTCTGGTAACACGACCTTTACTTATTACTGTACTAGCTGCCCCTATATAGGTATTTGCAAAGACGAGGGCGGGAAATGCCAGACCTGCAAGCATGGTGCAAAGAGAAGTTATTATGAACCTCTGCCCGAACCCTGTCCGTATCCTTATCCTTGGTATCCTTATCCCAATCCATACTGCCCGACTTATCCATGTAACCCTGTTATAACTTGGGGTGGCCCTGATGCAATATATTACGACAATGACACTGATACTACAAAACTATGCTGAGTCGAGAAAGCATAACTAAGGATATAGGCTATACAGACATCTTTGCTCGTAATCGTGATTCTAAAGCATTAAGTGTAATCAACGTTGGCGGGGCAAGGTCTAGTAAGTCATATTCTATTGCCCAACTGATAATTTCAAAGTTACTAACAGAAGACCACAAGCTAATCGGGATATGCCGTAAGACTTTTCCTGCCCTTAGAATGACAGCAATGAAGCTCATTGTAGATTTGCTAAAAGATTATGGGATATACAAAGAAGCTAATCATAATAAGTCGTTTAGTACCTATAGTCACGGCTCGAACTTGATTCAGTTCTTTGGTTTAGATGAGTCTGAAAAGATTAAGTCTACCGAGTTCAACTACATCTGGATGGAAGAAGCCAATGAATTCGACTACGAGGACTATGTTGCCCTTAAACTGAGGCTGTCAGGGCAGACAAAAGAAGGGGAGCGAAATCATATATACCTTAGTATGAACCCCATTGATGCCCATAACTGGATTGCAACCAAGGCAGTTAAGGAAAGTAATGCCGAGTTAATCAAATCTACCTTTCAAGATAACCCTTACCTGAGCCAAGAGTATATCAATCTGCTCTTAGACCTTATAAACCAAGATGAAAACGCTTATCGTGTATACGTTCTAGGGGAATGGGGTCTTCTGGAGGGCAAAATCTATAGCAATTACACTGTAATTCCAGAAATGCCCAATATGATGGGGGCAAAATGGGCTTACGGGCTTGATTTTGGTTTAATGCACCCTTCAGTAATTGTTAAAGTATACCTACTAAATGACAAAGTATATGTCGAAGAGCGTCTGTACCAGTCAGGACTAACTAATGCTGATATTATTGAAGCTTTCTCGCACGAAGAGCGTGGGGACATCTATGGAGACCCCTCTTCAAAGCAACAAATAGCTGAAATACAGCGAGCAGGTTATACTGCCTTTGAAGGACACAAGGGAGTTAAGGAGTCAATAGACTTATGCCGTAGACAGGCTATCTATGTGCCCCAAGAAAGCGTGCATTTAATAAAGGAACTGCAAAACTACCACTGGAAGAAAGATAAGAACGCAATGGGTGAAGAATCATTCATAGACGAGCCTGTTAAGTACAATGATGATGCTGTTGATGCCATGCGGTATGGTATCTGGGGCATTGTTTCTAGGTATGGGTTTCCAACCCAAAGACCTCGTTCCTCAGAGCCTATTAGGGCTTTGCATTTTTTGGGCAGCACTGGAAATAAACTTCTGGATAGATGGATGAAAAAGTAATGCCAGCAAAAAAGAAGATAGTAGTAGCTAAAGACAACAGACCCACAGTTGCAGAAATATTAGAGCTTTATGATGACTGCACAAGACGATATGCGGAGTCAGGGCTGTTCTCACAGTTTGAAGAAGACGAGCAATACTATGAGCTAGATTTTAGAGATAAACTCCTCCTGCCCAAAGAATTCGCAGCTGAGGGTGTTGTCCTGCCCACAGCTAGAGATATTGTAGACACCTGTGTTGACCATACAGATGTTTTTAATCCTCGTGTATGGGTTAATAAGAAAGGAACATCACCTAAAGCTAGTGACGAAGCAAATATGTTACGCAAGTTCGGGTTGGGTGTTCTATATAGAAACAACATGGAAGCCAGTATTGCTCCTATTCGAGTTGGGGCAAAGCATTTCTGGATGAGTGGTTTAACTATATTTAAGGATGTCTGGGATGCTGACCGTTGGATGGACAAACCAAACCGTGATGAAAACGAAGATGAAGCAGCCTACGCTGAAAGAATAGATAAATGGAGGGCAACTAAAGACGACTCTATTCCTATTGTTATTAAAAATATTAACCCACGTAATATTATGCTTGACCCCTACTATGATGGTGGGATGTTTGTGTTTGAGGAACGAGAAGAGCTTTGCTTCAATGTAAAGCAGACCTATGATTGGTGGACTAATCCACTAGGTAAGAAAATAACTGATAGAGTTGTACACATTTCTTTTTGGACTAAGGACTGGAGATGTGAACTATATGATAAAGAACCTGTACTTAGATTAGGCAATGGAGTTGTAAAACATTCTTATGGTTTTATCCCGTATGTGGCTATTGATACAGGACTAGGCAATATGTCTGCCGATAATGACCTCAAAAAGAGGTATGTAGGCGTTCTTAGATATATCCATGATGTGCTTATATCTGAATCAAGAGATTATTCGATTGGAGATGTAATCTTAAAGAGAACTGCTTTTCCTTGGGGAGTAATAAAAGGGCCAAACGCAAGTGCTGTATCTGAGGTATTTCAAAAGTTCGGAGAATACACAGATATAGGAGATGCAGAACTAATAGATATGGCTCCAAAAGTACCACCCGATGCCCTACTGTCTTGGCTAGGTGTTGCTGCGGACTATCTTGCCGCCCACGCTGCCCCTGCCTCTGTTAGAGGTATGGGAGAGACAGGTGTAAGAGCTGCTGCCGACAGACGGCTGCTAATAGCAGAAGCCTCAACAAGATACACTTACAGCAACGAGGCATTTAGGCATGGAGTGGCTAAAGTATTATCGAACTGTGCTCGGATTATGAAGTACGTTATTCCAGGAAACTTCTCTGTTTGGGCACGTACTCCTAATGATGAGTTTGATATTGAGATAGACAAGAAGCTAATGAAAGAACCTTTTACCTTCTATGTAGAGTTTTCTCCTGTAAGTGAAGAAGATGAATACCGCAGGCACGATGATTTAGAAAGGCTATATAAGTCAGGAATATACACAAAGAAACATGCTAGGCAGCAAATGTCTAATGTAGACCCAGAGGCTTTAGAGATTGAAGAAGAAGTAGAGAAACTTAACAATGACCAAAACCTACAACAGATTACTTCTCAGGCTGCTGCGGCAGAACTCACTAAGGCTCTAGCTCCTTATATGCCTCCTCCTGCTCCTCCAGCACAAGGTATGCAGGGACAGGAGGCAGGAGCAGAACCAGGAAGAAGAATGGCTCCTCCTATACCAAACAGAGCACAGCCAGGCTCGGCTGAAGAGCTGCAAAACCAAATGCAGAACGCAAGAAGCCAAACCCCAATGGTTCCAGGGCAGGGTCAGGGAGGCGGAGGTTTTAGGCAATGAAGTCTGCAAAGCTAGAAGCAATACAACAAGTACAAGAGATTAAGAAAAAAGCCCTTGAACGATGGATAGTAGAAACTATTGAGCCTATCACAGAACAGATAGAGAAAGATAGTAGAGAAATATTTAACAAGGTATATACAAAGGTGAGAAAGTTAGAGGAGGAGGTAGACACATGGGCATGACATACGAACAAGCAGCGGCTAAAGCAAAGAAATCAGGTGGGTCTCCAGCATGGGGGCAAGAACAAGGTTGGTATGTTATGAGTGGTCAAAGTGCTCCTGCCTTTGATGTACGCTCACCTATGCCGCTTGATTATAAGTTGCCTTCTGCCCCTTCGCAACCTCCTAGTAATCAACCTTCACCGTATCAAACTCCATCTGGGACTAGAGAATATTGGCAGGAGCAGAACATTGGTCGAACCCTACCTGGGATGACGACTTGGGCTGAGGGGTCTACTCAATTACCTGGAGGTGGTTGGACACCTTCTCCACAGCAATATACTCCTCCACAAACAACGCCTAACTGGATGGAAGGAGCACAAGATTTTATTGGAAACATAATAGGTGGAACTCCTGCCTATGCTGCTACGCAGCCTCAATCTCCATACCAAACTCCATCACCTCCTGCTTTTGATGTACGCTCGCCTATGCCCCTTACAGGACAGCAAGCACCGCAGCCAGGTGTTTCTCCTCCTCCTGAACAGCCTTATCCAGCAGAACCAGTAGGAGGTGGGATGAGGTTTCCAGGACAGACTCCTCCTGGAGTTGGATTTATTGCTCCTTGGACAGAACAAGCTCGTTACACTGACCCTACAACTGGTCAATATAAATATACTCAGCAAGAAGGTGCTCCTGAACAAATAGCTGCTGGAGAAAAATACGGGCAGCTTCCCCAAGGTACTGCTGAGTCTGGTACTTCTTCAGCTTGGAATAATCCCCAAGACATACCTCCTGAGTTGCTCCAAGAATATGATTGGGAATGGTTCAATTACGAAGACCCTTTATTGGGTTCAACTCCAATGGTTAGGCTGAAGGCAAAAGCATCCATGACTCCTTACCAAGAGTGGCAAACACAGCAGGGGCAAGGAGAGCAAACTCTACCAACTTACCCAAAGCCAATGGGAGATGAGCCATCAGACCCTTACGGAAGAAAAGCTTGGTGGAATATTCGTCTTAGTGGATGGGAATACCCCCCTGATTGGGGTGTTGACCCAGCTACTTTAGAGTCTGGTTACGCTCCTCCTGGGACTGAACCCCAATGGAAGCCAGGAGAATTTGGGTTGGAAGAGCAGGCGTTAGCTCAACAAGAAGCACAACAGCAGGCACAGCAACAATACCAACAGCAGCAATTAGAATGGCAACAGCAGCAGTTTCAACAGCAACTTGGATTTCAGGAACAGGCTAGGTTAGCTGCCTTAGCTGCACAGCCGCAAAGCTGGATGCAATATCATGCCCTTGAGGGTACACAGCCCCAAGTTCAACCTTGGATGTTGCCCTTAATGTCACAACAATACCCAGAATTACAAGCTGGAATGGGAATCCCAGGCTGGGCGACAGGACAGGAAGGCGGACAGCCAATGACAGGACTACCCGAATTACTAAATCCTTCTGCCCAATATCTGTCTAGAATGGGGCCACAGAATTTAGCACAATACAGTGGTTATCAACAGGCTCGAACTGGAGCCATACCAGAGCAGACTAATTGGATGCAACAGCAATTAGCTCCTGGTGGATGGGGCGGTGGACTGCAATATACGAGGTAGTAAGTGCCTAATTTAATTGACCCTAATTTAAGAAAGAAGCTCCAAGATTACCAGCCTCCTATGCCTGGTAAGTATCCACCAACAGCTATCCAGCCTAAAGTTAATCCGATAGCTCCTTGGATGGGGCAACTACCTTCTTATGCTCCTTGGCTTCAGCAAGGTACACCTGCCCAAAATCTTATGCAGGGAGTACAGGGTTTAACGGGTGGTTACGAAGATTTCGCAAAAAGAACAGCAATGGCAGCCAGCCAACCATTTCGTCCTGAACCCACTGAGCCTTCACAGAGACCGCCTACACCTGAAGAGAAAGGTAGAGGAGTTTTTGCATATCAGTCTACGGGGGCAGAAGAAAAAGCTTATGAGGAATGGGAAGCTCCTAGTATAAGCACAGAAGGAGCACATTTATTCAAACTTCCTTGGACACCTGAAGACACGAAGCCTTGGGAGTTGAGTGTTAAGACGCCATTAGAAGAGCTGGCATACTTGCCTTTATGGATGACGGGGGGCAGGGGAGCAACTGCTCCTGCTAAGGCGGCTTTAGGAGCGATAGAGAAGAGAACACCGCAGGCAGTAAGAACAGCCTTGAGAGAAGAAGCAGGCGTGCTAGGACGTGCCAAGACTCCTACTGAGGAAGTTGTTAATTTTGTTCATTATGGTAGAGAGCCTGGGGTAACTAAACTATCGCCAAAGTTTCACGGCACTGGTATTGCTGGTACAGAAAAAAGAACAGCAGCAGAGTACCCTGAGTTATTTCAAGAACGGTTATATGCGTACAAGCCAACCCATACTAAAGACGTTAAGCTATCAGAAAATATGTACATTGGGACTCTCAAGAAAGATAAAATTCTACAGCCTAATAGTGAAGAAGCCACTAAAGTATGGAGCAGTCTCCGCAAACGATTAGAAGCAGGGGGTTATTCTCTTGCAGACAAGCGAGCTGCAACCGAAATGAGAATAAAACTAGCTAAGGAAGCTGGCTACGAGGCAGTTGATTTAGGCGAAAATGGTTTTATTATCCTTTCTGAACAAGCAGTGAAGGAAGTACCAAGAGGACTTGCTAAGAATATTGTAGCTGCCCATCAGGTACAAGGTGGCAGTACATATAGTCTTGGTGCAAAAGAAGCCAAAAAAGGATATGCTTTATCTGTGAATCCTGAGAGAACAATGTCTATTCCATCAAGAGATTTGCAAGAAGCACAAGTCCTGTCGTTTATGAGTAAAAACGTAGATTTATTAGGAAAGCCTAATAAGTATGTCGGAACTTGGTATGATGACGTTGCTAAAACGACAGAACTCGATGTAGTTACCGTAGAAGCTAATATAAACAAAGCAACTATGCTAGCTGAAGAACATGGTCAAAAGGCTATATTTGATTTGGGCACTAATACTGAAATTAGAACAACATTGGGGGCAGCACAAGAAGCAGCAGCACCGTATATAGGACTACCTCTAAGAGAACGGGCTATAAAAAAGCTTACTGATGTTCTTAAAATTGAAAAACCTTTAATGAGAGAAACAAAAGAATTACAACATATAGCTTTACGAGCAAAAGCAGCTAGAATAGGGAGAGCCTTAGAAGCTACAGGTGAACCTGAATCTGTTTTAACTGGGGCAGGAAAACTACGAGCAGGAAAGCTACCAGCAGCTAAAGGAGAAAGGTCACTTAGAACACAGATTGAGCCTGAAGAAACCAGTGAGCTTTTCGGAATGATTAAAGAACACCCTACTCTACGTGGGTTTGAAAAATTAGACACAACAGACGCTTTTGTTAAACTTCTTGATACAAACCAACGCCTAACAAAAAGTGAAATAAAGCTATTAAGTGAGGTCTTCGGCCCTGAATTTGCGGCTCGTTTTAGAACACTAGGGCAGAGGGTTGTTAGAGGGCTATTGGAAGGGGCAGGACTTCTTAGAGGTCTTGTGGCTTCTGGTGAACTTTCTGCAACACTTCGACAGGGAGCACCTCTACTTTCTAGGAGACCGTACCTGTTTCCAGGTATGATGAAGGAACAAGCTAAATATTTATTTAGTGCCAAGAACTTAGAAAAGGCTGATGCTCTAATGAAGGCACATCCTAAGTTTAAGCTTTGGGTTGAATCCAAGGGGTACACAGCCCCTATACCTGGAAAAGCTGCTGCCCTGTGGAAAGCAGAAGAAACCTTTATGAGTAACTGGTTTAGACATATTCCTGTTATTGCTCAAACTGAAAGGGCTTATGTTGGAGGATTGAACTGGTTGAGGTTTAATTCATTTCTACATGGGGAGAAACTTCTTACAAAACAAGGACTTGCTACAGAAGAAAGCCTACAGGGATTAGCTAAACTTATCAATCTTGCTTCTGGGCGTGGTGAGGCAAAGTTCTTAAATAGTGAAATTGGGCCAGTATTAAATGCTCTTTTATTCTCACCAAGATACCAGCTTTCTAGGATGCAACTACCAAAGATGTTGTTTAGTAGCAACAAGGCTGTTAGCAAAGAGGCATGGAAGATGATGGCTTCTCATCTAGCTTTTGGCACAAGTGTTATCTCTGCCCTAGTTCTAGCTGGTGGAGAATTTGAAATAGACCCACGTTCTTCAGACTTTGGAAAGGTCAAAATAGGGGAAACACGACTTGATTTTTGGTCTGGCTTTGCCCAATATACACGCTTTGTGGCTCAATTAGCTTCTAACCAAAGAAAGAAAACAACGACAGGGGAAATAGTAGACCTTAATAGATTTCAAACTATGATAAGGTTTGGGCAGTCCAAACTCTCTCCTGCTGCTGGGTTAATTAACGATATTATGACAGGGCAAACATTTCTTGGTGAGGAGATGGCTTGGGATGAAGAAACTATGCAGCGAGAGGCTTTCAGACGCACAGTACCTTTCTGGTGGCAGGACATGGTAGATGCCATAACTGAAGAAGGCTTGCTCGGTGGATTAGTAGCCTCTCCAGGGTTCTTAGGAGTAGGTGTAGTAACCCATACTCCATTAGAGGGGCCAGGGGCTAAACAAAGTATGCCGCAACAAATTACTAAGCAAATAGAGGATGGAATATATAGTAGGTATCCTGCTAATGTGAGACAGCAATTAGAACAGCTTAAATCTTTGGAATCGTCAGACAAAGCCAAAGCCCGTGAGTTTCTGTATCAACATCCTGAGCTAATGAGTATAAGAATGGAAATAGCACAGGCTAAACAACAAGCTTTAACACAGCAAGGGCAGGGAGAAATGCAACAAAGACAAACTGAAATGCAACAGGCTATGCAACAAAGGCAGGCTGAGATACGACAAAAACTGGGAGGTGGATAGTGCCCTATGGGAAGCATAGAAGAGGGGATAAGTGGGTAGTAACAAATATTGAGACAGGTGATGTTAAAGGTACTCACGACTCAGAGGAAAAGGCTAATAAGCAAATAAGACTACTCTACATGGTTAAACATGGCGGTACGCCAAGAAATAAATGAATAAGAAAAGAGGACAGAATCCAGATAGAAGAGCTTACATGAAGGCTTATAGAATAGAACATGCTGAACAGATAAAAGCTAGTAGAAAGGCTTACAAGAAAAAGAAAGACCCAAGCAAATGTCATAACTGTGGTAAAACGAATGATAGACTGCCCCATCTACTTTGTTCTATATGTAACCCCAAAGTTCAAGAACAACAACGAAGAAAACATAATAGGTTAAAACTTGATGTCATAACCCATTATGGGGGGATTTGTACTTGTTGTGGAGAAAGTCATATAGTTTTTCTATCTATTGACCACATCAATGGAGGAGGTACACAACATAGAATAAGAATAGGGGGTCATCTATATGAATGGCTAATAAAAAATAATTATCCAACGGGCTTCCAAGTATTATGCTTAAATTGTAATTTTGCTAAGCATTTATATGGAAGGTGTCCTCATCAAGATAATAACTAACAGGAGGTTTTAATGGACACAGCAGATGTTCAACTAGGAACAGTTTCTCAAGAAGAAGGAACAGTTTCGCAGGCTACTGCACCAGAAACAACCCCAGAGCCAGTAGTAGCACCAGTTTTAACACCAGAACAAGAAGCCAAGGTGCAAGAATTAGTTGCTCAAGCAACTACAAAAGTAGTTGAAGAAGCACGAAAGACAGGTAGACAGGAACTACAGAGTCAACAAGATAGAAATAGGGCAGAGGTAGCTAGGATTGAGAGGAGAGCACTGACAGCAGAGGCTTCAACGGGAGCTGTGATGAAACAACTTCAAGCCACTGACCCTGAGATGGCAAAAGAAGTAGAATTTGCTAATCTCAAGGCTAGGGAAGCCACACGAGTTGTTCAAGACCAAGAAGGGGTTTTGAAACAACAACAGGAAACTGTGTACTCTTCGCTACAAAGCCACCTACAGTCTTTGGGAATTGACACTAAAGACCCTAGAATTGATTGGGCAATGAATACTAATAATGCTACAGAAGGTAGGAGCAGATTTGATGCTTCTGTTGCCCAGATAGTCAATGAAAACAAACAAGTTACGACAAGTGGCTTGGAGCAACGACTGAAAGAACTAGAAGCCAAGATAGGGCAGGCAAACATAGCAAACATCGAAGCTAATTCAGTCGCAACTACCCCTTCACCTGGAGTGGTAGCAGGTTCAGATGCCGAATTTCTGACGTTATTTGGTTCTGGCAAAATCGTGCAGTCCGCAGAAGCAGACCGTCAACGATATGATAAAATAATGACAACTTACGAATAACAAGGAGGAAATTAAATGGGCGTTGGATGGACTATTACTGGTTCGGTTGCCGACAGTCTTGATGATGTTAGAAGTGCGGCACGAATAATAAGGGAAGATAAGGGCATTATGCCCCAACTGGTTGAAAAGCAAACACTCGGAGAGGGTATCGGGCTATCTTGGCAGGAACTATCCTACTCGCAATTAACTGCTCAGGCAATAACTGAAACGACTACGCTTGAAAATCCACAACAAATAGCTGATTCTTTGCTAACTATCACTCCCACGATTGTCGGTATAGAAACTTTCATTACCGATAGAGTAAGGGCAAGGATAACCAAAAAGGGTCTAGCTAAGATGGGGCAGCTAGGGCAGAACGCTATGCAGCGTAAAAAGGATGAAGATGGCTTGGCTATTTTCTCTAGTGCTACTGGTACTGCTGACCCTGGGGCAGGCAATACCCTAACTTCAGGATACATTGCTTCAGCCTCGGCTAATATCACGAGTAACGCTACGGAGCCTGGAAGCAAACCAATCAGGTGCGTACTACATGGCTTCCAAATCAAAGACCTTTGGGATGAGTTGGTATCTGGCGTGGGAACTTATGTTCTTACTCCTGGTGACACTGCTGATGTCTTCAAACATGGATTTGCCCTGCCTATTGCTGGTTGTGAGGTTTATGAGGATGGAAATATCTCTGTAAATTCCTCAACCGATGACGCAATAGGTGGCGTATTTGCTAAAGAAGGTATCATACTCGTTCAAGGAAAAGCACCAAGGATAGTAGCAGTCAGAAACGAGAAGCGAGGCGGTGGGGGCGAGCACGTTTATCATTATGATGAATATGCTTATGGTGAACGGCAGTCTGTTTGGGTCTATATGATGACCTCAGATGCGACTGCACCCACAAGTTAGATTGACGTAATAAAATAATACTGAGGTTGAAAAATGAATAATGTAGCTGAAGCTGCATATTTGGCTGGTTTTGTTGATGGGGAAGGGCACATAAATATTAGTAAGCGGGGGGTCTAGAGTGAACCAGCGTAGAGAAATATGGTCACAGGTACATGGCACTATACCCAAAGATTATTTAGTCTATACTTTGAATGGGCAACCAAGTGATTTGAGACCAGAAAATCTAGCGGCAATCCCTAGATACCCAAAACACACAGGGGAGTTGATTGCTCCCTATATCATGAGGATAAAAAATTTAGAAAAGGAGCTAAAGCTCCTGAAGGAGAAAAATAATGGCAATCGTACAAGGTGAAGTTGGGCGAGTTAGGATGTTCGAGGACTTCCTTGGAGCAGAGGTTCCATTGGCACTAGAAACCCACTTCGAGAATCTTGGTCAGTTTGTTATAACTGGTGAGGGCATTGAGGTATCAGATGGTGGCTCGATGCTAGTCTTGGACTCTGGTGGACTTAATGGTGTTGGGCGGTTTACTTGTGACGACACGACAGACAAAGATTCTATGGCAATCCGAACAGCTATTTGCCTCGATGTTGGTTTAATGGGTACGCTAGTAATGGAGTGCCGAATCAAATCTGAGACGATAGCCCTTCAACAGAATTGGTTTGGACTTGTCAACATTTCCAATGCAGATGACTGTATTGAGGATGAGATTGTTGACACCAGCTCTGGTGGAACCACGATTGATGACCTTACGGCTACCTCTATGTGCGGATTTCTTAGAACATCTGAGATAACCGCCAATACTGAATGGCACGCAATCTGGCAGGGGGGTACGGCTACGGGGCCTGCGACAACTACTGCTGCGGAACTTGGTGTAGATTATGTAGCAGGAGACTACCAGATACTTCGGCTTGAAGTTGACCCCAATGGGACTGCCCGTTGGTATATAGATGGAGTTCTATTGAAGACCTTAGCGGGGGCTGCATCAACAACTACAGACATGGCAGCTATACTTATGGTCGAGAGCCAATCTACTGCTGCGGCAGCAATGGATGTAGACTATATCTTGGTTAGGGCAAACCGAGACTGGACGGTATAAGGAGGAAAAATGGCTAAGAATATCGCAGCATTAAATTGGGCTGAACACTATGCCGATGTAGAAATTACATCAGCAGAACTTTTAGACCTTTACGCTACAGCAAAAGAATTAGTAGCAGCCCCAGGGCCAGGCAATATTTTGCAATTTGAATCAATATTGCTTGCCTACGACTACGGGACTACTGAATACACCATATCAGGTTCGGGTAGCTTTGGGGTATATTACACTAACGTTTCTGGTCAGCGAGTAAGTGAGACTAGGCCAACTACTGGTTTCATTGACCAAACTGCTGACATAATAACTCTTATGCCCTCTCCAAACACTGCGGGTGGAGGTAGTGCTAGTCTTACCGCTAATGCACCTCTCATGCTTTGCGTTGCATCGGCTAGTCCAACTGCGGGGAATGGCGTGCTACATGCTAGAGTAATCTATAGGGTTATTGCTACTGGACTATAAACAAGTAGCCTGCCCTAACGGGCGGGTATTACCTTCCTTGCTGGCGTGGGGAGGGTTTACAAAGCTCTCCCCATGTCAGTTAAAAAATAGTAAGAAACATATTAAATATAAGCGAGGTACAAAATGGCAGCTAGAGTAATGAGTAGTGGAGTGAAATCGGCTGATGTTGCAATAAAAGCTGGTTCTGGGGTAGTGCATTGGATTACTATATGTGCTGCTGATGCTTCTGTAGTTGGAATTGCTGATTCAACCACTAACAGCACAACTTATATATGGGAGGCATCAATGGCTGCTGCTGGTGATTTCCATGCAGTATTTGCACCTGCCCTACAATGTGACTCTGGAATCTGGCTTGATGTACTCAGTGGTACAGTTGTTGTAACGGTAGGGTATCTTTAGACAACATAGCTAGTAGTAAAAGCAAATGGCAAAGATAAAACACGCTAATGTAGGAACTGGAGTAGAGACACTTGGAGAGTGGATGGGGGAAGACCTACATACAGTAGACACAGAGGATGGTATTTTATTAGTAAGTGTTCCTCCAAGTGGATACCATAAAATATACAACCTCTACGCAGAGAAAACAGGCGAGAAATACCATTTGAAAATGGATTACGAAGAAATACCAGAATCTTAAAGAAAGGAGAAAGTTATGGGAAAAGTAACAGCTGCAGTAAGTATTGGGCAGACAGCGTGGGATACCCTGTTTGATAGCACTACCAAAGATAGTGACGACCTAACTGAAGGCTCAACCAACAAGTATGACACAGGTGCTCCTCCGACTGACTTAGCAGACCTTGATTCCACAGCAGCTACTAAACTAAGCGGCATTGATGAAGGTGCGACAGTTGACCAGACTGCTGCCGAGATACAGACAGCCATAAAAGCTATGGCCTGGGCAGATAGAGACATTGTTGTGTCTGAACCAGCAATAGGAGAGTACAAGGTAAAAGGCATACATCGTAATGCTGCTAGTGAACTAGAATACGACTACGAAGAGACTGCGGAATCTTAGGAGAGTAGTATGGGCAAACTGACTGAGGCAATAGTTGTAGCTGGTGTGAGTCAGGCTACTTTCGGGGCACATACTCATAATTACCGCAAACTAACACAGATAGGTGTCTCAAGAGATGAAGATTATGACCCTGCTGTAAAGACTACAGTAATAGATGATACCGAAACTATGGGGGCAGCAGGAAGGAATCTTGACCTTGAGGCAATAGCGGTAACTGTGGCAACACAATCAACAGGAGTGCCCAACTAATGCCCTTTCCGTATATATTTCCATTCGTATTTGATGAGTTCTTACAGCGTTTTGTAATCGTAGAAGAACTAAAAGATACTCTAATGTTCTTTGATGTAACCGACACATTGATGTACCTAAACTTCAGGGATACTTTAAGAATGAACAATTATGCGGACACAATAACAATAGTTGACATAGTGGATACGTTAATCGCCTCAGACAAAGAGGACACACTAGAGCTTACAGAAATACAAGATACGTTGGTGTTTGCCAACATAGGAGAGGAGTAGATATGCCTGCACCTTATTATACAGGGGATGATGTGCCCTTAAAATTTACTATTACTGATGCTGACGGAGATGTAAATCCTGTTAGTTGTGCAGTTCATATCTTAAAACCTAAGAATGAACTTGTAGACGATTCAGAAGCAGCCATAGACGGCAACGAAGTTAGCTACAATGTACCAGGAACCGTAACAGACGAAGCAGGCACTTACAAAGCTTATTTCGTAGTGGCATTACCAAGCACTTTGGAGAGAACACACAAAATAGAGTTCTCAGTGCTAATAAACCCAGAGGTAAATAGATGACACAGCTATTAGTTAAAGCGGACACAGTAATGGGCAGCGAAAAATGCTTAGGTCTTTACGAGACTGTTGAGCAAGCCCCAAACTTTGAGGGATTCCACAGGTATCAAGTAATAATAGTAAAGCGTGATGGCAACCTTGCCGAAATCAGACGAGATATGGGCAAGGCATTAGATTGGAAGGGGGTGAGATACTTAAACATACCTTCTTACTGGGAACATTCAGTTGAAGAGGTTATAGACCTCGCTGAAGAACTGAGAGAGTATAAGCAACTAGACATTAAAGACCTATTACAATTAGACAACTTCAAACATGCGTAAATAAAATTGTGGAAACATGAACTTTTATCTAAGGAGGATAAAATGGAGGATACACAACAAGTAACTACCCCTGTTACGGATGAGAACGAGAAACTTATCCAAGAAATGCTTAGGGTAGTAGACAAAGTAGAATTACCAAGCGAACTAACAAGGGAACCAGTTTTACATAAAGGAGACGAAACACTACCTGCCCCAATGGTTGTACAGCATGTATCAAGTGCTGGTTATGTAAATATTTGGGAAACTAGAACACATGAGCCAGCAATCTGTCTGTACTATATGCTGCCCAGTAGACTGCGACAGCGTAGAGAAGATGGGTCATATCGTTGGACAGTAATAGACCCAAAGATACTCCCTAAGAGGGGTACATATAAGTGCTTACTCCATGCGGATTCACCCGACAGAGCACACTATAGCGAGTTGGGGTTTAGAACATGCAGAAAAAGTAACCTTAATAATCCCTACCAAGTACGACAACACATGTTAAAGAAACATAAAGCTGAATGGGCAGCAATCGAGGAAGAACGTAAGGAAAGAGAACGTCAAGAAGACAGACAGATACAGCAACTTCTTCTGAAGCAGATGGTCAAACCAGAACCAACAGAACCAGAAATAATGTCTATTACCCCTGCATGGCTAGAAGAAGAAGCAAAACAGGTAGAACCAATAGTGGAAGAAAATGCAGAAGAACCTAGAAAACTATTAGACTATGAGTATCGCTGCAAGTATTGTAAAACAATACACAGAAAGACTAGCAGAATAGGACAGAAGCACCTTAAATACAAGGAGTAGGTAAATGACTACAACTCTACTGGCGGCAGAAGCAGAACTATCCAAACAGATAGGTGATTATTGGACAGGGACAACTACCAGTGATGGGGCTGCTGGTGGCACAACTCTTATAGATACTGCACTTAAAGCCAAGCAAAATGGTTGGGTAACTAAAGAGACCTATGATATGTTGACAGAAGAATCAGTGAGTGCTGCTGACATTTACGAGGAACGGCTAGTCTCTAGTCTGGATAATAGCAGTGGAGCTTTGACAGTCCTAGCACATGGGGGTAAGATAGAATCAGGGATAAACTATCGTGTACACAGGCTGTTTTCAGCTAGTGCTAAACGCATTGCCTTAGTTGCTGCTGCCCGTAGAGTTTTTCCTTTTTTGCATGGCTCAATATGGGACGAGTCCCTAGTCAGTGGTAATTGGCTCAAAGATGGTTCGTTTGAAGTATGGACATCTGCCACTGCCCTAACTCATTGGACTACCTCAGGTTCAACGCTTGCCCAAACTTCAACCTCTCTTTACTACGAACACGGAGGGTATAGCTGTAAGCAAAGTACGGCTGTAGGATATATACAGCAGTCAATATCAAACTTTGACGACCTGAAGTATCTACGAGGTAAGGCAGTAACTTTCTCAGTTAGAGGCTGGAGTGATGCCGCAAGCTGCTTGCGAATATCAATAAATGATGGGGTAAATGATGAAACCTATTCTAGCTATCACGATGGCGATTCGGCTTGGACTAAGCATAGTGACCCATTAAAAGTTACTCAAGTAATTGCCGACAACGCAACTGATATAACCTTCAAAATATACCACGCAGTTGCAGCACCAGGGCAGGCGAGCTATGTAGATGACGGAAGGGTAATCTCAGGGCATCGTGGCAAGCTTTATATTGGAAACTTAGGATTGGCTCAGGATAAACCACATAAAGTAGAAATCGAGCCAACTTCCTACAGTCAAGACGAGGAATGGCTGGGAGTAAGAGATTATGTTGTAGACGGAGACGGCTACCTTTATATACCGACAGACTACGCAACCAACCGTAGACTACGTATAAGGGGCACAGGGTATCTAGACTTCTTAGCTTCTGGAGTTAGCTCAACTGACTGGACGGCTACTATCGCTATAGATTCTCCACAGCTAGACATATTAGTGGCTGAGGCTGCCCTATACCTATATACTACAATGGCTCTGCCCAATGCTGAATCTGGAGAGAGAGAAGCCTACCAAGAGATGATGGCTTTTTGGGAGAAGCAATCAACTACTGTTAAAAGTAAATTTAGAATGAAGTCTCCTGGGGTAGTAATCCACTGGGGTGTTCATTAATGGCTAAGAAATTAGTACCTAAACGAAAGACAGATGTTAGCCAAGAAGAACACATAAGCAGTCGCTATAGTGGTTTGGATTACCAGAGTGTGCACAATGAGCAAAACATAAACCAAGGCATGACATTCGCTGATTTCGTTAATGGTATCTTTACTCATAGGCTCGGCATACCTTATGGTGTAGACAAATATGGCTAAATACCTAATACCAAAGCGTAAAGAAGAAATTATTGCCGATGAAAACGAGACCAGTAGGTTTCTATCTAGCGACTACACGCTAACCCACATACAAGAAATCTACAATACGCTTCAGTATTGGGTGTCTTTCCTCGATGGGAAATATTCTAATAGGCTACAAATTCCTGCTGGAACCGATATGACCGATGGAACCACAGGGCAGATTTGGATAGAGGGAACTAAACTTCATTATATAGATGAAAACGAGGCGGAGCAGAACCTAATGAACTTTGACCAAGACCTAAACACTACCGACTCAGTAGAGTTTAGCGAGGTATTGCTAACTCCTAAAGCTTCTTCAGCAGGGGCAGAGGGCACAATATATTATGATTCAGATGATAATCATTATCATTTGAAGGTTAGTTAATACAATAATAAATAGAGTAAGTAAATGGCAGAGTTATATGACATTGATGTAGTTGGACATGGACTCAATAAACCTGACATAACAGGAATTGAGCTTAACCCTACTGCTGATGGTAGCGAGATAGAGATTTATTCACCAGCTGGGGAACATTGGAGTGAGGTGTTGTCCGAAGATACCGTTTGGATTTCCTCTGATGAAGACCCTGGCTCTATATATGGGCATTGGGAAGGAAACTTTGTACGGACTGACCGAAATGTAGGCCAAAAAAGAGACCTGTATATTATAGAAAACATAGAGGTGCTCCCCCTTTTTCTGCGTCTTCACTACAAAGCAAGTAGAACAGAATATCCCTACGGGCAAATACGCTCCACCCTTAAAACGTATGGGACAACATATTACTCTAACTCTGTAGGTTTATCAGATGCTCTTTGGTATTTTACTTGCGACTGGCTAGTAAATCCTTATACAGAGGAACTTTGGACGATAGCTGAGATAAATGCTATAGAAGCAGGTGTATCAATAGGAAATACAGCTACTTGGGGAAGGAACGCCTGTGATTGGTTTTGTGTTGAGGGGGTTACACTTGCTATCCCAACAGTAACAACACAAGATGTAACAGAAATACATAATATATGGGCAGTTGGAAACGGCAATATTACTGCTATAAACGGGGCATACGCAGATAAACGTGGAATTTGTTGGAAAACTTCAAGCGGGCCAACTGTAACTGATAGTATAGGTGAGGACTCTGGCACATTTAATACTGGAGCATTTACTAATTACATTACACCACTCCTGCCCGAAACCACCTATTATGTAAAAGCCTATGCTCATAACTCTAAAGGGTATGGATACGGAGAAGAAGTTACATTTAAGGCATACTCACAAGAAGGTGGATATATTTGGGTAGAAACTACTAAGTTCCATTTTATAGACGAAATCGGAACCGAACAGAATTTACAAACCTTTGACCAAGACCTGAACACAACAGATAGTGTTGAATTTAGCGAACTACTATTGACCCCCAAGGCTTCTTCTACAGGGGCAGAGGGCACAATATATTATGATTCAGATGACAATCACGTACACGGAAAGATAGCTTAATGGCAGATGCAAAATTCATATTAGATACAGACGTTGATGATGTTCCTATAGATGCAGCGACAACAGACCCTATATCATCTAATTGGGCATACGACCACAAAATACAGATGATAGACGGGCCACTGTCGCCAGGGCTATTAACAGGTGGTATTATCTCCGAAGGAACAGTAGGAACGATTACGGTAACTGCCCTAACTGCTCTTTTAAGAACGGGCACAGACGTAAATAGTCCACTGATATATGTGACTCTTGCAGAACAGGCTAACCAATCATTGACTGCTGCCGATACTACCTATCATGTGGGCATAGCCTATGATTCAGGAAATCCAACCACCCCTACCTTCTCGATACAGGCAGGGAACTTTAACAGGACAACCGAAATAGGTATCGGCAAGTGCATGAAGGACACCTCCGACCCTGTTGAGGTTCATTTCCAAAACGGTGGTATGCGACATGCTGATGGAATATCAAAACTGCAACGGAGAGCAACTTCATTAAGGTCAACCGAGCTTGCTTCAGGATGTGCTATAGGTGACGTTGGTGGAGCCAGTCGGCAATTTACAGTAGAGAAAGGCGTAGTGTATCATGGAATACATAGACTTACACCGTTTGCAGATTCACCATATAATCCTTTTAATTCAAACGATGATAAATTCACCTATGTCTACGGTGATACGTCTAACGGGTTTACCTTCTCTGATGGCACAGACACAGCAATAAACAACACACAATACTACGATGGGGCAGGTGCTCTCGCCACAGTAACACCTAGCCGTTATGCTTGCCATTGGGTTTACATCCATCCTGATGATAATCATGTGTATGTAATGTACGGGGAAACTAACGGAAAGTTAGCAGTAGCAGAGCAGGCTCAACCAACTTCTGACTTGCCACAAGTGTTAGATGACTTTGGGCTTTTACTTGGTTGTATTATCATCGGGAGAGATGCTACTGCCTTTGCTACAATCCAGATGGTGACAGACACAGTATTCACAGGGACAGCAGTAGCAGACCATGCACAGTTAGCAGGACTGACTGAGGATGACCACACTCAATATATCAAAGATTCTGAATTTACACAGGATAGCAGTATGTTAGTAGGTACTGGTAACGAAACCTTTGCTGAAGAGACTGGAGCTATATTAAGAACAAGTATAGGCAGTCCTTCAACTGCCGAGGCTAGTGTGACAGCTATGGTGTGGGCGATAGTATTAGGGGGATAAGCCATGTTTGTTTTAGAAAACGGGGATAAAATCAGAGGAGATGCTTCTGCTACTACAGTAATAGATTACACACTGCATGGATTAGACAATAATGTTCTCAAGCAGTTAGCAGATGGGCAACTGGCTGATGCAATAGGAGATTTATACACAGCGGACTCAACAGATGTTGTTAGTGCTATTACCCTTGTGAACACAGATTCAGCAGCGAGGACAGTTAATCTTTACATAACGCCTAGTGGAGGAACAGCTAGAAGAATTGTACCAAAAGATTTATCTCTTGGGAAAGGATATTCACTTTACACAGATGGTACTAAACTTACAGTTTTAACGCCAGCAGGTGCAATATCATATACTGTAACCCCAACAGACCACGGAGATTTAGAGGGGCTAGGAGATGATGACCATGAACATTATGTATTAGCTGACGGAACTAGGGCAATAGTAGAATTAACCCTGACACCTCAGGCATCGTCTACTGGTGCTGAAGGTACAATATATTATAACTCAGGTGATGACCACGTTTATGTATGTGTCGGATAAGGAGGAAATATGATAACAATTCGTCTAACTAAAAGTCCAGTCAAAGTCTTTGTTGGAGGAGACCCAGCGAAGAAGCAAATCCCCACAGCCACATATGAAACCGCAAAACCAGTAAGCGTAGTGGTTGATGAAGAAAAGGGGACAGTAGTAATAATGGAGGGTATATAAATGGCTGAGTGGAAAAAATTAGCATTTCTGGATGAGTGTGCCAACTTATCCACAGAAACACCGTTAGATATTGGGACTACGGCAGCACAGGGAACGGGAAGTGCAGCCTCAAAGGATGACCATGTTCACGAACTCGGCACTGGCTGTGTGGATGATACTACATTGGTATTAACAGCTAGCGTAGCCGATGTCAAGGATTTGGGTGTTACCTACGAGAAACTCGGTGCCAGCCTTGTCAGGGCAGAATATGGAGTTGCAGAAACGACAGGTCAGTTCGGTGTGGACTATGGTGGTGCTATAGGTATCGTGTCCAATGAACTAGGCATTGTAGATGATGGCATTAAGGCGGTTCACATAGACAAGACAGCTAATGCAGTTACCTTTGCCAATTTCCTATTAACACCAAAAGCTACGGGTGGGGGCACTACCGTAGGTTCGCTTTTCTATGATTCGGATGACGACCATCTATATGGATACATAACGTAAAGGAGGTACGAAATGACTTGGAAAACACTGGTTTATTTAGCAGATGTAGCAGCCCTATCAGATGATGCTCCAGCAGAAGTCACCAATGATGCTATTGCTGGCGTTGGTACAGATGCGTCTAGGGACGACCACGTTCACATTATAGGTACTAATGCAGTAGACGATAGTACCATTGGAGTTGCTGCTGGTGTTATGTCACTAAAGGATGACGGGATTGTTTTAACTAAACTAGGCAGCGATTTATGCACGGCTAATTCGGGCATAAAACAGCATACCGACCAATCTCTGATGATTGACTTTGACGATACTTCGGTGGGCATAGTTAGCACCAAACTTGACGTAAAAAGTGGAAGTGTCTCTGCTGCCCTGATAGATGCCACTGCAACAGACTTTGTCTTTAGTCAAATCATCTGTCAGCCAAAAGCATCGCCAAGCGGAACCACGGAGGGTGGGCTTTATTACGATAGTGACGATGACCATTTTTATGTCTATCAAGTTGTCTAAGGAGGAATACAATGGCTTGGGAAAAATTAGCATATACAGATGATGGTATAGCTTCTCTATCAGATGCAGTACCACAGGATGTAATTCCTACGGAAGCTCCTGGTGCTGGTACAGATGCCTCCAGGGATGACCATTCCCACGAAATAGGCGGGGCTTCAGTAGAGACTTGCCTAGAGATGAGTTCTGCGAAGGTTCAGGTTGTAGATGACAGTATTGTGTTAGCCAAGAAAGCAGCTTCAGGTTGGATAGTTGCCAATGAGGGTTTGCAGGAAGACGGTGCTACCCATGCACTAGAAGTAGATTTAAGTGCTGCCACGTTGGAGCTTGATGGCTCTAATCAGGTCTCGGTTGTAGATGCCTCCATAGATGCAGCCAAGATTGATGAAACTATTGATGACTTGGAGTTTGATGAGTTAGTTCTAACCGTAGGCACAGCACCAACGGAAGTACAGGGTGCGGTTTACTACGATGCAACAGCTAATGCTATAAAAGTATGTACGGCATCGGCATAGGTGAATTATGTCTTCAGAATCAGTAGAAGATAAGGTCAATAAAATGGCTCAGTTCATCCACGCAAATGACTGGCAGAAGATGGAAGGGCTGCACAACTACATCATTGAGAAGATGGTAGAGCTAAACCTTTGCCGTCAGGGTTGCTTGATGACTTTACGTATTCTAGAAACGGAAATAATCAATGATGCTCTCAGGACAATTTCTGTTGAGAACCGTCCTGCAGCAGCCACTTCCCCACCGATTAAACCGACAACTAAAAAGCGTAAGGTAAAGGTGACTAAATGACGTGGAAACAAATACCCTTTACAGTAGATGTGCCTACTAAGGCAACAGTGGTTTCTAAGGCACTATTTGACGCTCATAGTGTTCTGTTCGCTACAGATGATGGTGACCCAGCAGCTTTGACAGTGGGTGAACAGACTGTAGTTGGTAGGATTACATCAGGGAATGTTGCTGCCCTAACAGTGGCTCAGTTGCAGACACTGGCGTTATCCGCTGCCCTACCAGAGAACGTAGGGCTTATATTAGACGCTGCTTTAAGTGCCGACCAGAAATGGAGTGGGATAGTAGAGGCTGGAGTTGCTGGAGCAACCTTAAACTTTGGTGACTGTATTTACCATGATGTAACTGATGGTCAATGGCTACTAGCTAAGGCTGATGCTACTTTAACATCAGGGGCGGTCAAATTGGGAATCAATGTAACTGTAGCCGAAGCATCTGACGCTGGGGCTATTACCGTGTTGTTATTTGGTAAGGTTAGAAGTGATGCAGACTATGACTTTACGGTTGATGCACCTGTGTTTGTAAGTGCTGCTACTGCTGGAGATTTAACTTCCACACGACCTACAGGGACTACCGACTTTGTGGTTAGAATTGTGGGCTATGGGAATACAGCCGATGAATTGTTCTTCTGCCCAGACAAAACCTATTTGGAGCTAGCCTGATGACACTCTTTGAACCCAAAGAAGAACCCGTAAAGTCGAGACTCAATAAGATAGTCTGGAATGAACGGCAGATAACAGAGAAGCCAGATATTAAATTATCTGATAAAGACTTCCTGATGGATACCATGCCGTTCAACTCCTTACTGAAAGAGAGGCTGACTGACGCATACCCTCTTCAATACCAGTGCGAGGGGAAGTATATCTCTTTTAAGCCCGTAGGGGGAGCTGCTGTCTCAGGCGTTCTTGGCGTAGACAAACAGGCAGTTACTTATAAAGACGGGCTAGGTTCTGGAATTGATATAGAGGTTCAAGTAAGTCAGTCCCATTGGCGGAAGATAATCCACATAAACTCTCTAGCCTCTCTTGGTGATATTTCAAAACAGAAGTTTGTCGAGTTTAAGTTCGAGGTAGATTCTGACTTTGGTATTGGTGAATGTGTTAACGAGAAACCACGCATCAAGCTGGGAGAAGACTCTTACATTGAGGTAGCTCAGGTATGGGATAGTAGACCACTTGAATATACCGAGGAAGAATTAGCAGAGTTCGAGAAACTCGATATTGAAATACCCGAAATAAAAAATAGCGTAAAGGTAGATAGCTTCTTTAAGTACGAAGGTGAGAAGCTATATTTTACAAAGCGGATATCTGTTGAGTGGCTATTAAAAGCTATCTTCCCAATCTGGACTGATACAGATATTACTTGGGGGGACACTCCTGTTGATTTTGGTGGTGCTACCGTCACAGTAGATTATATTGAGTGTTGCGAGATAGATTCCGACAAGTTTGTTGTAGCTTTTCGTGACGTTGATGATGGTTATGCTGGTAAGGCACGGGTAGGCACGGTATCGGGGACTACAATCACGTGGGGGGCTATCAGTGAATTTTGCGGTGATGTTCTTCCCAGGCATAGCCTCGGTCTATGCAAACTTGATACCGATAAGTTTGTTGTTGTTTATCCAGATGATGCTTTGGGTGATGATGGTTTTGCCAGGGCAGCTACCGTTGATGATGACCCAGACCCTTTAACAATACATTGGGGCACAGCAAAGGAAATTGAAACTAGTGATATGGAGCAACCGTCTGCCTGCCAGTTAGGGACTGATAAGTTCGCTACCGCTTATAACGATGAAGGTAATTCAAATAAAGTAACCACGAGTGTTTGTACTGTATCAGGCACAACTATTAGTACGCCAGGAATTGTGGTTATTGATGATAACGGTGGTGAGTATTCTCGTACTGCTTGCTGTAAGTTGGACACTGACAAGTATGCAATAGTATATATTGCGGATGCTGATGGTGACAAGTTAAAGGCAGTTGTCTGTACTGTTTCAGGGACAACTCCAAGTCCTGGAGATATTGTTACATTAGATGCCAATGACTGTACTGTTGTTGTGGGCAATAATTCTTGCGGTCAGCTAGATACCGATAAGTTTGCCGTTTCATGGCTAGATTATACTGATGCCTTGGGCGAAACCTGTGTTTGCACCGTTTCAGGTACAACTATAACCCCAGGGGATGAGCAAACCTTCAATGCTGCCGCCGCCGCATATTACACAGCCTTAGCTGTAATAGACTCTACTCACTATGTAATTATCTATTACGATGCTGGCAACTCAGGTACGGGGACTTCCGTTTACTGCACTGTTTCGGGCACAGATGTTTCGTCTGGTGACGAGGAAGTATTCCACGATGCTAAAACTTATTTCAATGCCATTTGTTTAATAAGTGCAAACAAGATAGTAGCCTGTTATCGAGATTATAGTGATGTCAACTACATCGGTGAGGCAATAGTTGGGGATATAGCAGGTGTAAGTGGCTGGACTACCATAGCCAAAGTAAATGGAGTCGGACAGGCGGATATAAAGGCATACCCTACCAGTGCAACATTAAAAGCTGCAATAGGCAAGATTGTGGGAGTGGCGGTATAAAGGAGACCACAATGGCAGATAAACAGAAACCCAGGCGATATACCGAGGTGGTGGCGAGCCTTGAGACTACCGCACAGAAACCAGTGAACCTGTCAAGGAAGCAGGCTGGGCTAACATCAAGAACATAAGAGTAGGTACAGGAAGTATTACCGCAACCGACTTATCTCATATTTGGTTTGGTACTACATCTGTTGCGGTGGCTGATATAGCAGAATTCGGCGGAGTAGCAGTATAAGGTCAATAGAATAGGAGTAAATATGGGTGTATTTGGAAAAGAAGACCACCAAATAAAAATAGGCTCTACCACAAAAGACCTTATCATTATGCAAGACGATGAGAAGCGAGTCTTATACAAAATTGAAGAAGACATCCCAGAACACCAAGACCCCTTGCTCGTCACGCAAACTAACTGGATAGATGGGCAGGGCAGGCATGATGTAACCCAGGGGGACGAAGATATGTATTTCGAGGGAGCGTCCATTGATACCACACAAGATGGTCGCCTTATCCTTGGGCCACTTATCAACGAGGTAAAAGAAGATGATGATACAGATTTAGATTCTGCCCCTGTTTGCTTTTTGTGGTTTGCTAGAACAAGTGAGTTGCTTTGTGGTACTAGCGGTAAGATTTACAGGTATGTTAAAGATGACACAGGAATAGATACAGACGAAGCGTTAGACACAACAGAAGTAGCAATTACCTGTGATGCTGACGCTAGTTCAGCCATTCTAGCAAACTCTATTATAATTGCCGACAGCGAGTTAATGTTTGTTACCAGTGTAGCTACAACTACTCTAACAGTAGTAAGAGGATTCAGAGGCACTACTGCTGCTGAACACGACACAAATAAAGACCTCTACATATACAAATGGACAGCGGCTACAACCGCAGTAGCAGGTGTTACTGACATGGTAGAATTTAATCGTGTAGCCTACGCTGCAATAGGCTCCTCAGCTAAATATTACTACTCTACAGATGGAGACACATGGACACAATCTGCCCTGACTGACGCATACGCAGATAAATTCTTGTCTGCCCCCAATGAAGCAGGAACAGCTAATGTTATGTGGAAGACTAGGGCAGCAACAGCAAACCCAAACGAGGTAACAAACATAGCAGACCCAGCAGGGGCAACTCAATGGGGTTCTCCTGCCTATGTAGGCGATACCTCTAATGTGATAACCAATATCTTTCTAGATAACGATGACTTCATGGTGGGTAAAACAGACAATCTATATTACTACGCCCCTAATGGTGGAGTCCACCCCTTGATGGAAGAACTGAAGCACAATAGAGATACTCAGAATTTCAAATATGTTACCCGTTGGCAGGCTGGCACTTACTTTTCCTTAACTGATAGCCTCGGAGAGATAATAGGGCAGAGCAAGTTCTCTCGAATGGGGCCGTTGACGGGCATAGATGATATAGGCAAGGTGGGAACGTGTGTGGGGTTAGCCTCGGATGATGATTGGCTCTATGTGGCTATGGATGAGGGAACCAACACTATAATCTACAAAGGAAGAGAAGTTAGAAAGAAAGGGGCACTGCGTTGGCAATGGTGTCCTTTTATAAACTTGGGTACAAAGACCTGTGCAACACTAAAGGTTGTCCAACACTCCTCGAAAGATAAGAGGCTATGGTTTGGTTATACTGATAACACAGCCTTTGTTATATTATCAGAAGACCCAACAGCCGACACTGATGCCCGTTTTGCTTCTGCGGGATGGGTAAGGATGTCGTACAATTACGGGACTAATCAATATTGGGATAAGATGTTTCAATCAGTAGTAACCGAGACCGAAGGCTGCTCTGCTGATGTAAACGTGACACCAAAGTACCGTTCAGATGCAGCTACATCCGCTACTACTTTAACAGCCGCTATCACGACTAACGGCACAGTAAAGACTAACCTATCTTCTGCCCTATCCTGCAAGAGAATACAGTTCGAGCTTCATTTTACTACAAATGTTAGTGCGAGCACATCAGAAGTTAAGCTATTCCAAGCGAGGGGCATCGAGAAGCCAGAGACAATTCGGATACATGAGGTTACTTACAACGTAGACTCTGACAGAACTCGACAGGCAGACACACTAAAGACATTTTTAGAGGGGGGCAGGACTTCTACTTCACTTATACGGTTTGCCGACCTACGATTTAGTGATACAGTAGCAGATAGTGGAGGCTATTGCTGGGTAATTATGGAGCCTGGGTATCCCAAGTTCTATGAGCATCTACACGAAAAGGGCAGAGTACCCATGCTAGCAGCTACACTACGACTCAAAGAAGTATCGTTTACACTAAGCTAAGGGCTAATATGATAGGAGAATTCTATCAATGGTTTTGGTTCCACACAGAGTTTTGGCTAACGCCTGTAAACAGACGACCATATACCTTTATAATGCGTGACTGGATTCATAATCATGTGCCCCAATTTGTGTGTGGCCTTGGGGTCTGGTTCAGTTGTGTGTTTGTGTTTAATTTATTTCATCCTGTTCCATCCTCTATTGTGGGCTTCTTGTCTGCCTTCTTGTTAGCTCACTTGATTTGGGGCAGCAGATATATAGAGGGTCAGCAAGAAAATCCGCAATATCTAGGAGACTAGCATGATTGATAAAAGACAATTCCTCAACGCCCTTGAACTCGAAGAACGAATAGGCAATATGAGTAACAGAGAGCTTATGGAGTTCACAGCAAGGCAAACTTACGATGTCTGTTTTCTTTCTGGTAGCAATGAACGAAGGATTGTAAAATTAGAAAAAAGAGGCTTTAAGTTTATAAGTATGGTAGGAGCTATTGGTACATTCATTGGGGCAATCGTGCTAGCAGTTATAAATTACTTTGGTGGACGATAGAACTTTGTAGTAGGGGCTGGAACGAGAGTTTGCCAACTTGAGTCAGCCTTATCTCGCTTTTACCATTAACGCTTGTGAGCGAACCCCCACTACTTCGTAGCTGGCAAGCATATTTACTTTATATGCCCACCCCCTAATGACAAGCTACTCACTCGAAAGAGTTTTGGCTAGGTCACTAAGGGGCAGTTGATTACCAATGATTATCTTGAACCATATAGGGCATATCCACACCGCTTAATTTAAAGTGCATCTGGAGTGAAAGATTCACTACCTCCGCAGTAGCCAAGTCTACATAGGCTCCTTGACCATACATTCGGAGTGGGTGCAGAACCTTGTTTAGACTCAGCCTGTACTGCCCTACTATTTTATCAAACTCAGATTCATCTAGGTCAATGTCTGTTGTCATTTCCAGTGCTCATCTGCCCCTCCAAACTTCAAAATAAGTTAGAAAACTAGCTTCGGCATCTTGAGCAGTCCAAGGATAGATTGTATCCTCTAGAGGCTCTGGTAATTCAAGCCAATCTGTTGTGTCTATGCCCAAATCTCTGGCTTCAGTAGCTAACAAACAGTCATCAGCTTGCCGAATAGAAAAGCCATAGCTAAGAGGAAGTCTAAATTTTGTGTTTATAGCGGCTTGGACACCATCAGCAATATGTTTATAACCTATTATATCTAGCTTAATCGGTCTAGGAACATCATGTAGATAGGCTTCATGTGCATCATGCAACAAAGCAGCTAATTTGTGGTCACGGTCTACTTCCTCAGCTACCCTTACAGAATGTTCCGCCACAGAGTAAAACTCTCTACAGTGCCCTCCAAACCGACAAGTAAGAGATAAAGCATGAGCAATATCATGTATATTTATTTCTTCTTCAGAAGGGTTTAGATAGTGAAACTTTGTTCCACTAGGGTAGGCTGTAATCCAGTGACCTTCATACTCATTCTGACCTTCGTACACATTCATGTTTTTCTCCTAGAGCTTTGGTATACTTTTAAGATATGGGAAGCTGATACAAGCGAGTTTCTCCAAAACTTCTACATCAACTATATTATGTTTAACTATTTCATCCATTGCTTCCCTACTACCATCATACGCAGCAGACATCCACAGCCCACCCTCTACCTGCCCTTTGGCTCCCACATCAAAAAACCTAACTAGATTCTGTAGCCGTCTACTCGATACCTGAAAGTTGTTTTTAGCAATCCGCCATGTGTCTATCCCAAACATAGGGGGCAGAGGTTCTAGATTATGCTTAACCATCTTAGCTCTAAGGTAGGGCAGGTCAAACTTTTGGCTATAGTGCCCAATAACAATGGCGTGTTTTCTTAGCTCTTTAGCAATGTCCCTTGTTATCTTTGAATCGTCTGCCCGATAGTGCTCCCACTCTGGATAGTCATCTGCCCTAAAGACGATAGATTCTTGACCAAATGGCTTGATACAGGCAGCCAGAAGAACAGAGAAATCTGCTTTTAAGTTTGAAGTCTCTAGGTCGAAACACACGAAGTCTAAATTGACCGCTGGATTCATAGCAAGTAGTTCAGGTGTAGTCACTGTCATTCTAGGTTCTTCGTTTACATGCTTCCGTGTAGGAACTTCTCCTTCAGACCTCCAATGTTTTGCTGTATCGTAAGTAACTTCTTTTAGCTTCGCCAAAGCTACCTTTGCATCATGGTTCGCTTCATCCCAACGTTGACACCAAATCTCAAAATCTTCGCCCTCTGGTTTTTTCTTTATTGTCATTTAACCTCCAATTCTATATCACTGGCTACTTCATCATTGCAACTTTCCCATCACTACCGTATGGAGTGCAAATTATCTCCCCATAAGGATAGTAAGCCCCATCACGGGAATTCAAACCATAATTACAGTAAACACGCAAAGCAGTTCCATCTGAAAACTGTAACCAAGTTTTGCTACCATCATATTCCACACTCTGAATGGTTTTGCTCTCAATATGTTCCTTAATATGTCCGTCAAATATAAATCCCATTATCTCCTCCTTTCAGCATATATTATCTGATACTTCTTCTACTCAGAAGCACTCTGCATTAACTACATTCCTTCCAATTATTTCCGACTGTAACTGCTACGGGGAATTTAACCCCGTTAATTTCTGTTATAGTAGGTACATACTCCCTTAACCACTGTGCATAATCCTCTGCCTCCTTAATTAAAACCTCAAAGATAAGTTCATCATGTACTTGAAGCAGGAGAGGGGCAGACTTCTTATGCAGTTCAATCATGGCTATCTTAACAATCTCTCCTGTCATTCCCTGTATAGGCATATTGATAGCCTCTTTGATACCCTCCTCCTGTATTCTTTTTTGGTTTACGTACATTGCATCAATCCTGCGAGTACGCCCAAAGTAGTTAGTTACCTTCTTCTCCTCTATAGCAATCTCCTTCATCTCATCTTGGTACTTCTTAACTCCAGGGAACTTACTAAAGTAAAGTTTCATAAACTCTCTTGCCTGCCCAATAGTACAATGTAACTGCTGCGAAAGTGTCCAAGCCTGTGCTCCATACTGAATAGCAAAGTTAGCTGTCTTAGCGTCATCATACTTAATGCCCATTTGGTCAGCAGTAACTTGGTGTATCTTCTTGCCTTTGCCTAGCTCAGTTATTAGAACAGGGTCTTGTGTAATAGCTGCTAAGCCTCGCCACTCAAGTTGGTCGTAGTCAAGTCTAACTAGCTTCTTACCTTCCTCGGCAATAATGAGCTTTCTCATATCACCTTCTTTGTCCACATTCTGTAGGTTAGGTCGAGCACAGGATAGCCTGCCCGTAGAGGTTGATACTTGTTTGAACTCAGGATGAACCCTATCGTTCTCGTCTCTCATCTTTACATAGTTTTCGACATAGGTTCCTTTGTCTTTGTATAGTTCTTTATAAGCTAAAATTTGCTCTACAAGAGGGTTGTGTACCATCTCAAGAACTCCAGCATCAACAGACGGTGCTCCACCCTCAGTAAACTTCCAAGGCTCAATACCAAGATTACCATAAACGTAGCTTTGTAAGTCTTGTGTGTGGAACGCTAAATGTTGTGTTATCTCGTCAAAATCTGCTAGTCTATTGTCAAGCTCTCTAGCAAACTGAACCAAGTAATCAGAATCAATCTGGACTCCTCTATCCTCCATAGCCATCAAAACAGGAAGAAGAGGCATATCAATATCAAAGTAGTGTTTGGGCAGAATGGGCAGCCACTTCTCAGCAAGTAAATAGGTAGCGACAGAATCTTTTGCGTTGTACTCTGGAACCTCCTCTGGGTTTTGACTAACCTCAAACCACCGCTTCATCTGCATCCCAAGGTGTCTTCGGGCAAGGTATTTAAGACCAAGCCCCCCAACCATGTCTGCCCCACTCTTAGCCTTAGAGGAGTCCTTTGGTGCTTGCTTGCCTAAACCAAGACAGTACGCCATTATCATTGTGTCGTGAAGGTACTTAGGAACTTCCATCCCCTGAGCCTGTAGCTCACGTATATCGTATTTTGCGTTGTGAAAGACAATAGGGCAGTCTCCCCACTGGACTTGCCTGCCCTTACCATAGAAAGGAGCAACAGTTAAACTTCCTTCTCCATCACGGTAAGCTACTGACCACTGCCCAATCCCACCTTTTCCATCTGTCTCTGTGTCCATAGAGGCTAAAGGCATACCTTGGAGGTTCAGCTTCTTGGTGTTGTAAATCTTGAAATCACTCGGCACTTTCTCAGGCAAGTTTTCCCAATCGTCTAGCATATCTGCCCAAAGACGAGGGTTATGGAGACAAGCCGCTGGGTGATATTGGCTAATTATTTGTAAGTTCATCTTCCAACTCCCATTCAAACAAAGTGCCGTGCATAGTCCTGACACCATCAGGGCAAAACAATTTCAATGGCGTACTGCCTAAGCTAATCACATACTGAGGTTTAACCAACCTAATCTCTCGCCAGAGAAAGTCAACACAAGCCTTAATCTCTTTCTTCTTAGGGTCACGATTAGCGGGAGGACGACAGCGACAAACATTACTAAAGTAGCAATCATTAGGGTCTATCTGGGCAAGAGATAGTAACTGGTTCAACTTCCTGCCTGCCATACCAACAAAGGGAACTCCCTGCTCATCTTCTTCTCTCCCTGGAGCCTCACCAAGTAAAAAATATTTAGCCCCAATATCTCCTAATCCAGGGACAGGTTGTGTGGCATTAAAGCGAAGCTCGCAGCGTTGGCACTTTAAGATGTCTGATTCTAGTTGTTCAAGAGAGTCCATCATAACCCCCATTCTTTGAGCTTGGCTTGGAGTTTATTCTCCCAAATATAATATCCATAAGCGTCCACTCCAAAGGGAGTTGTTCTGTTCTCCTTTATCCACTCCACCACTTCCCTTATCCCTGCCTTGAATGAGATTTCAGCTTGGGCTTCAGCAGAGCCTTGCAACCCGTTTTCCTGTGCGATTTTAAGCACTTGGTCTGGTGCTATCACTGTATCTTTAGCTTCCATCTATTCCTCCTTTAGCCATAGCTTTAGTTCCTCTAGGCTCAGGTCTACCTCAATAGCACCGTCAGCAAGGTTGGTGAGGGTTATCTCCCCTGCTTTTGTCACCTCTATACTCCACTTACCAGGAGCAGATATAGTTAATTTTATTCCTAACGTGCCAGCCATCTATTCCTCCTCGAACAGCATAGTCACAAGCTCATCATAGGTAAAGTCATTAAAAGTCTTTCCGCTTACATCACGGTCAAACCTATTAGATTTAAGCGTAGACACCATGATAGTTTTATTAGTGAACTTAGTAACCATTTCAATGTTAATGTCAGCAAAGCCCTCAGTTTGCTCCCAACCAGAAAGAACTATCTCCCCTGTCGGCTCTGGCATCTCTCCTCCACGCTTTGCCCACTTCTCCCTCATATATTGGATAGTTGCAAGGTTGACACCATTAGTTTTTGCTAAATCAAAGATAGCCTTCATCCGTAGATTACGCACAAGGTAGTCCTTAGTAGCTAGCTTTTGTTTGGTGGGCTTTAGTTGTTGGATAGCCTCCAAAGCTGCCTGCCTAATAACTTGCTCAAGGGCAGTAGCAGTGTCAATAACTAAAGTCTCGTAAGTACCCCCAACAACATCAGTTTGGTACATCTGGTAAAACTCCTCCCAGACAGGCAGTGCCCAAGCGTCAGCATCTTCATCGTCAATAATGGGTAGGGAGAAATTCACTACAGTTATATCCTTGTCAGGAAACTTCCCCCTCACGAAGTCTGCCCCTAAATCAAAGGAATAAATCTTTATTGGGTCGGGGAACGTGCAAGCAAAATGAGTCTTGCCTACTTTGGGCAGTCCACTAATCGAAACAATTATATTTGGTATCATTATACCTCCTTTACCAACAGTTCCCAAGCTGAATAGCCCTCTTCTTCTAGTGCTTGTTTAACTAATAATCTGCACTCAGCCAGCTCTGTTCCTACTACAGCATCCCACAATTTGTTTATAAAGTTGCCGTTTATCTTTTTGTCTGCCTTTACCGCTACACCTTGAGAGTGTTGATACTTCATAATTAGGTCTGCCGCTGACCAATAAGCATTATCATATCTTTCAGTTTCTTTCTTTATTATCTGTGCTGTCTCTTCCCTTATCTTTTCTTGCTTAGTAATACTTTCTCCTTTAGCCATAAGCACTCCTTCCTCCACTTGCAGGTGGTTTTTGGTTTTTAATAATAACATACAAAACAACTAACGCCAAGACAGAAATCCATGCGAAAGCTAAAAACAGATGTGGAGTCACCGCTTACCTCTTCTAATAGCCTTTTGAAGCTCGTAGATGTCCTGACAATGCCTAAACAACTCCCAATGTAGGTCTGTGTTTTCCACAACCCTGTCCTCGAAGCCTTCAATCTCATCTTTACCAAAACGAAGTATGCGGATTGCCTCGACCTCGTGCCCATGCTCTACCAAAAGTTCTTTGTAAGCAGCCACCTGAGAGAAGGCTTCATCATAGATGGTTTTCCCTGTTTTCCAATCCAGTAAAGTAAGAACACTATCTACTTCGCCATAGAAGTCTGGAGTACCCCCAAAACCATAGACTTCAGAGACAAGCGGCTCTTCCATCACAATAGGATTAAGAATATGTTGAACTTTCCACTCATTGAATTTAGCCATAGGAATACTAGCTTGCTCAATTTCATTTGGGGTGTAGTCCCTCATAAACGCTTCATCGTAAGGTTTATTAGATAGTTCCACATTTATCATGTAATGAGCAAGTGTTCCAATCCTGCCCGCCTCGTCCTTTACTTTGTTAAAGTCCAACCCCTCAACACCAAGCTTCCATGCCCAAGGAACAAGGGCAGGTTTATTCAGGATTCCCAAGTAAGTAGTGACCGAAGGAACTCTAGTGCCATCTAGCTTTTTGTAAACTGTGTGTATTTGTTTGTTAGACATTTTCCTCCTTAACTCGGAACTTGCCTTCTACAATGTCCATCCCTAACATCTCTGCTAAAGTTCCATCCTGCAAAGCCTGTTTGAATTCAGGGAACTGCTTTATCCTATCACTGCCCACCAGCTCACGTAAAGCAGCCTTTTTATTTAGACCATTTATACGACCTTTAATAAACACTTTCAGGTTCTCCGAGTCGGCTGAGTCATCGGGAACAAAACAATAGGCTGAGGGCAGACCTTCTTTAGTTACTGACAATACATCTTGGTGTATTTTCTGCCCATCTTCGTCCAGCATCGGTTTTTTTGTGTCTGGGTCAATTTTGTACTGGCTAAACAGGAGCCTTGCTTGCTTTTCTAGGGTAACGTATTCACCAATAAATCCAGAGGGCTTCCTGCCCATCTCAGCGGCAGAGTCATACCAACATTTACGGTAAACTCCGTTAGCACTAGGATTTGCCCCTTCTTTAGCATAGGAAATATAGAAATTAAACTTGCCATCCTTGAGGGAGAATAATTCCTCATCCCCAAACATTTCTAGTACGATAGTATCCTCTGTGCACACTTGTACTACCTGCTTTTCTGCGTTCTCCCAAGCAACAGGAGGGTCTACTACGTCAATACTAACAAGTAGTCCTCTAATCTTTTTTATTCCTTGAAAACCCCCTATTGAAAACTGTTTCTCATCCTCTTGTGGTAATGCCATTTCTTCTCCTTATTGTAATTCTTTTATTTTTGTTAGTGTATTTCTAATAGCTTCTGCGCAACCTCATAACAACCTCCTACATATATTATACCGACACTTACCCCCCCGTTGTCAAGTCCTCTCTTTATGCTGTGGTTTTAGGGCACTAACCTTCCAATATTCTGTGTAAAGTTTGAACACTAGAGAGGTAATAATAAGGTTAGCTATCACGCACCCAATACAGACTATTGCTATAATGTTCATTTCGTAGCTATCTCCTTTAACTCTTACAATAATGTCCCCACTGTGACCGCACAACCTTGTCTTCGTTCACCAACTCTTTCAACGCTTTGTAAACAGACGTGTTACTCCCAATGCCCTGCTCAAAAATAGTGGCAGGAGTAACGTATTCCTTAACCTTAACAATAAAAGAGAACACCTGCTGCTTAACCGTAAGAACCTGCCCCGTAACATGAAACTCAAAGTCCTCTCCGAGTTCAGCTAAAATAGGCTCAGGGGGCAGTTGGGCATGGCGCAGAAAAATAGGTCGAATCTTAACTTTAAGAGCCTCTCCTGCTTTTGAAGTACGTTGCATTTGAAGGTAAGAGTCTACCCAATCTTCAAGAACGCTAGTGCCTCTACCCCTCTTAGACAAATCCTTGCCTGCATGGTGTATGATAAACAAAGAGCAGTTAAAAGCCTCAATGACAGAATCAAGAAAGTCCAGGATGCCTCTAACGTCAGTGCTGTCGTTCTCTTCACCCACAATAGCTTTATACCAAGGGTCAAGAATAAGAACAGCAGGCTCAACTGCCTCCATAGCTCTCCATAACTGTGCCTGCCCCCCTTTAGTGTCCAACTTTAGAGAGAAGGTAGTACCTACAAAGACATTATCATAGTCCTTGCCTGTGTTTTTTAGCCTAGCTTGCAATATCTCCTCTCCTAGCTCGAACTGAATATACAAAACAGTTCCTCTAGCTGTGGGTATGCCCAAGAAAGGATTACCAGAAGCAACACAACGAGACAGTTGCAAGCTAAGAAAAGACTTACCGCTTTTTGGAGGAGCGTACAGCATACTCTTGCCTCGTTTGGGCAGCCAATCTTTAACATAGAAAGGTACATCGGGCAGACTGGCTCTTGTAAACAAGTTGGCAGGGAAGATAAAACCTCCTACAGGCTTGATAAAAGATTGAATTACCTCCTCTTCAAGCTCACTATAGTATATAAAACGGTCTTCCTTGGTAGTAGGGTCTATTATCCATATCCCTTGGTTAGGCATCTATGCCTCCACCCCTAAGAGCTTCATAAAACCATTGCTTCTGTTTTTTCGTGGGTTCGCTCATTTTACCCACCTTTCAAAGACATCAGAAGTCATTATCTCATCTGCCAAGCCGTAAGCAATAGCCTCCTCTGGCTCCATCCAAAAGTCGTGGTCTATATCTGCCAATATCTCATCGTGGCTCTTGCTTGCCCCGCACTCTATAAGAATGTCTATTGTTTTCTGCTTGTACTTCTGAGCCTCTCGCTGGCAAATTTCCAAGTCTTTATGCTCTAAAGAAACATCTCTAAAGTAAGTAGAGGGCAAGTGAAGCATAACCTTGGCATGAGGAGACAAATAACGTTTAGAGCCAGCAGCCAAGGGTATCACAGCAGCGGAAGCACAATAACGACCATAGGTTTCTATAGGGGATTGGAGTAAACGCATTGTGTCATAAAACAAAAACGCTGCGTCTAAATCTCCTCCAGGGCTTGTGATAATGAACTTAATAGGCTCATGTGAAATTGAGTCTAAAGCCATCATAAGCATAATAGATTCCATCTCGTTTGAGATTGCTCCTGAAAGCGTTAAAATCCGATGGTCTTTTGCTAAATGCTCTCTCGCCCCAACCATTTGGTCTTCAAAGACAAGTTTACCTTTCTCGTTTACTCTAGGATATAACATATTACCTTCCTTTTTGCCCTTTATTTATTATAATATAATTTTATTATTTTCCCATCAGGTTTTTCCCACTCAGAATACATCTCCCCAAAACCCCCACCTGCAAAGAACAAGCCTAAGTATCTGTAACCTCTTCGGTT